TCTACTTTGTAAATACTGTCACCGCCGAGCTCAAAAGCTCTAGCAGTTTTTCCAGATCCACCTGGACCATAAATCCAGGTGACGACAGGCTTAGGACGACTGTTGCCAATCGATACATATTTTTGTAATTTCTCATACGCGACTAAAGTTCCTATTGTAAAGTCGTCGAATTCATTCATTGCAGCATTTATGGTAATTTGTCTCTCCAATAAATACTTAGCAAGTTCATAGTCGGATCTCGAACCTTGTCTTTTGGGCTCTCCCACTTCGAGGTAGTCTCCCTCCTTTTTGCAATAATCAATCGCTTGTCTTTGGGTTCCTCTTCGGGGTTCTATATGAACACCTTGTGGTATTTCGTCTATGATTGACTTAAACGACTTACGTTTTATCAACTCAACATAACCTTGCAGGTGAGGAGTGCCTGTTGAGGCTACCTCCTTACCTACTATTATATACTTACATTCGTAATTTCTCCAAAATTCTAAATCTTCTTCTTTGTAATTATTATGTGTAAACACAAAATTACGCAAGAGATTAGTATGCTGGAGGTCCAAATCTTTTTCCTCCACCATTTGCAAGCGTTAATAAAATCATTGCTACTTCGTAATCTGACATATATTCTCCTTAAGCTGCTGTGAATGTTTCTACTGCTCCCGATCCTTCATCATAAAGTCGAAGGTTAAGAACGTTAGCTTGTACATCATTTGCGACAAAGATGTCTTTAGTTTCCAGTTCTCCATATCTGAATCTTTGCGTTTCCGAGGCAAATACGTTAATTGATACCGGAGCTGTTGTTACTATGGGAGTTACATCGGCATTGTTGATCGGTTCGCTATAGGCCGCGAACAGTAAACCATGCGTGTAACCTTTACGGAACACGTCCGTTCCGTAAAGGCTGTCGTCTACGGCGGAATACGCCTTACCTATATTATATTTACATGTGTGTAAATGTGTACGACCTGCGGCTAACTCAATACGTGTTACTTTCTTAATTATATAAGCTTTCGTAAAGCGCATTGACATATAAGGTGTTGTGCCTAATATGGCAGCTGATTGACCTGTTGACATATCGTCTAACCCAAATGACCATGTGTTTGATGGTGTATCCGATATATCTTTTCTAGGCTCGATATTATAAATATCAACGAATACGTTTGATGCTGCAGTATTTGCAAGCATATACTTCAACGTTACAGACTCTAAGTATAGAGTTCTCGTACTGATTGGGAAGTTTGCATTGTAATTCATAGTACTCATGATAGCATCTAGATTTGGATTATCAAGACTTTCATAACTCCAGAAAGCTTGACGACCAGAAATAGATGTGTATCGGGCTGTTGAGTTGTACACTCGTGTTTGTAATGGTGTTAACCTGCTAACACCAAACAGTTTTTTCCTTAAACGTCTACCGTTTGTGTAAAAGCTTCTTGTTGCACCCTCACCTGTAGGCTTAACTCGCGTTACGCCGGCGTTTTTACGCTTCATCATTGGATAACGCGGTTTTTTCTTATATAGCGCTGGTAAATACCTAAGCGCTCTTCTTCTTCTTCTTGCCATTTCTTGGTCTGTTTGTACCTTTTTGTTAACTTTAGCTGGCGCTAATCTTGGTTGTGTTTTCGTTTCAGCCACACTCTCGCGAGATCCACTAGTCCTTCGAAAAGAAGGGACTCGCAGGGGCTGAGGTCTTGGCAATACAGGGATTGCCGTACGAAAATTAGTAGTACGCGCAGCAGTGCGGTACTTTTTGTAAAAGGGTGTACGCGGGATAAACCCTCCGCGTACCCGTCTAAATTTCTTTCTCATAGTTTTCCAGTTTCCAGAAGTTCCCTAAGGGTAATACTATCCCTTAGGTCTCAGGTAAATTTATTAATTCAGGATAATTTAATTCCTCAGAAGGTTTGTTCATGTATTCTACTTTATCAATTCTGCGCATTATCTGCCTTAATTTGACACCCCTGGAAAACATTTCAGGACCAGGTTTTTCACGAAGGCGTGTTGTGTCCGGTTGCCATATTTCCCAAGGTGCTCGTTGACTTGTGAAAATGACCTGTTTAGGGGTGAACCATACTGTACATCCTTTGACATTAACTCTGAGAGGATATCTGTCGGTGATTGCAAGTAACGTTTTGAATAATTGCTCATCGTCTTGGCTACAACAAAAGTCGTCAATAATAACGGTTTCATGTCTATCATATCCATCGAACCATCCTTTGTCTAATAAATCTACTTTGTAAATACTGTCACCGCCGAGCTCAAAAGCTCTAGCAGTTTTTCCAGATCCACCTGGACCATAAATCCAGGTGACGACAGGCTTAGGACGACTGTTGCCAATCGATACATATT